TTGTCCTTCCAGTTTTCGGAGGTCGCCAGCGTGGCGTTGGTCACCGCTTCGCCATTGGTCATATAGCGCGTTTCCGGGTCTTTGCCCAGGCGGCCTATCAGAATCACTTTATTCACTGACATCACTCTTCCCCTTCTTCAAAAATACGTTGCTCAATTCCGAGTAAAACCTTTTCCTGCTTTTCAGAAAGGCTGCTGCGCCCCTTGATGCTGGGCAAAAAATCGAATTTCTCCCACGATGACAGGTCGCTGCCGACCGCTTCATCAAGGATTCGATGTACGCGCTGGGCGGGTGTCATAGATACGCCTCTGGATACCCGTCGTGTTGCACGCCGTCGAGCAATCGGCCTGTGGCTTTCTTGCCGGCGCGGGTCATTGCGTAGGTGTTCCCGTTGCTGCCGCCATCCGTGCGATGTGATGATGGACTTGTTATAACGCCATCTTCGTGTAGCCAAACTGCGCCGTTTCTTGTCATATCACAATCAAAATGGCCGTTTTCTACCGACGCTATTTGAAATTCTCCCCATTGCTTAAAAAGTAGTGGCACACCGGCAGCCTTGCACTGGTCACGCAGCCCCCGCACCCAACCAGGATGCATCGGACGCGCATGAGCGCCACTCTCTCCACCAACAATTACCCAATCGACGTGTATGCCATCAGCATCGCCGTTATTGACTAGCGGTAATTCGTTCCACTCGGCAAGCCTATCCAAGTGCAAGTCAACCGCACCAAGCAGCGGCTCCATACTGAGAAACCGCACGCGCGCAGGCACGACCAGCAGCTTCGGAATGTCTCGGTCAGCCTCTTCCTGATTGCACACCGTAATGCCCAACCAGATATTTGCGAGTTGGTCGAACATCAGCCCATCGTGCTGGCACATCTGCATCACGTTGCCAATGCGCTTGGTCACGATCAGCCAATCCAGATGCGGAGTGCGCGCGATCAGATCGAACAAATCCATGCGCCATTCGCGAGGAACGGCGTTGTCGAACACGTCGGCCAGAGACGCGCAGAACACGCGCGGACGTTCAGGTTTCGCAAAGCCCTGCTCGATCAGTTGGGCATCGGTCAGTCCAGGATACGTTTCCTTGAATTTATCCCATGCGTCTATCTTGATCTGCGCTTGCCGGTTCCACTTGATAGGATTCCGCCAGTTCGCGGCGCTGCTCCGGCGGCGTTCCGTACCTGGCCCCCATTGCACTAGGCCGGAGCGTTTCGCCCACCATTCGGCGTAGCAGTGGTCGCAGCCTAGCCCGACCTTCTGGCATCCATACCACGGATTGAAAGTGTGGTGCGCCCATTCGATTTTCGTGTTTTCACCCATGCGCGCTATCCTTTTCCTTGCACGCAAACGGCTCAATGTTCGGTGCCACCCAGCCGCTTGGCTTCTTCACCTTCCCGTTTTCGTCCTTGATGGCATAGCGCCCTGTGTCATGGCACTTTTTGCACGGAGTAAAGTCGGCATCTTCACAGTGACACAGGTGCAGCTTATCCATATTTGCCCGAGTCACTTCTCCGGCTGCACCTTCCACGTCTGCGCCTTGCGATAGCGCGCTGCCGATAGTCACCCAGGCAAGGTCGATGTCGGCATCGAGCATGTCGGCGCGGTCTGCCAGTTCAACGGCTTTGTCGAACTCACCGGCCTTCATGCCTTGCGATACGTCATGCAGAACGTCTCGCAAGTGCATAAGGCGCATCACTCCGGCAACTTCTGCATCAGGCTCAAGCGAAATTCCATAAATCAGCGCGTCAATCTTTTCGCACAATTCTTCGGTTTGCAGCCCGATATACAGCGCCGTCTGCCGCACGTTGTAGCGGTCTGTGGTGCAGCCGACGGCCTCTGTGAACTGGCGTACTACTTTGATGATGTCAGTCATGCTGCTTTTCTCCTGTAGGTCTTGGTTAAATTTCCGTGCCCGCGATAGCGCAGAACATTTGATAGCTGTGCTCGCTGGTGATGGCTTTTTGCTTGCCGCAGCAGGCCGAAGTAGCTGTTTGCGGTTTGATACAAGTCGGAAGCGCCGATCTCGCGCACTCTGCGCATTGCTTCATTGACGGTGCGCTTGCGGGTGACGCGGTGCCATGGCCTGATTACATGCCCGACAAAATCAACGCCGCGCGCAACAGGCTGTAGGATGGTCTTGGTTGGGTTGAGGAGCAGGCCGAGGCGTTCTGGCAGCCATACATCGATGTCAACGCGGGCGGCATTCAGCCACTGTGGCGATTCGTGCAGCAGAACCATGTCATCGACATAGCGGACGTAGTGCTTGCAGCGCAGGGCGTGCTTGATGTGTTGATCGAGCGCGTCAAGCAGTACGTTGGCGAAGAACTGCGATGACAGGTTGCCGATCGGCAGGCCGTGTGTTGCAGGCTGGCTGGTCAGGCGCTTGTGTTTCGGCACCCGTTGCAGCAGCTCAGGTGAGCCGCGCAGCTCGAAGTCTGCACGCGGATCGTGAAACAGTATCTGCTCGGCCAGTTGCATCCAGTACGGCTCGGCGATCCTCTTGGCCAGCAGCTCACGCACGATGCGCTTGTCGATGCTGACGAAGAAATTAGCCAAGTCCAGCTTTAGGTAGTGCGCCGGCTTGCTCCAGTTCTGGGTGATGCTGCGGATATTCGCTTCCAGCCGCCGTGCGCCATAGAGCGTGCCGCGCCCTGGTATGCAGGCGCAGCTATCGGCTATAAAGCTGGCATAGAAGCGTGGCGCAACGCGGTTGTAGAGTAGGTGGTGAACGATGCGGTCACGGAAGTCTGCCGCCCACACCTCGCGCGGTTTTGGGCGGGTGATGACGAAACAGATTGAGCGCCCAGGGCGGTATGTTCCGCCGGTAAGTTCATCGTGCAGCTTGCACAGGTTACGTTCAAGGTTCTGCTCGAAAGCCAAGGCGCTGGCGCTGTTGCGCTTGGATTCTCTGCAATCCAGATACGCTTGCACCAGTTCCTCGAAAGAAAAGTCATCATGGTGGCGCTCGAATCCATCTGCGGACGGCACGCGCTCTGTAGTTGTTGTTCTTGTGGTTGTTGTTCTGGTTGCCGTTGTTGAAGTTCTGAATCCAGGCATAGTCAGAGTTAGAGGCGTGCTGTTTCCATTCGTGCTATCCACGTCGCCACGCCGAAGGCTTGCGCCGATCAGCATGGAAACTGCGCCAGACCTATCATGGGCAACTAGCCCAGTGGTTTCTGTGGTGCGCATGGCGGTGACCTCAAGAGCCAGCGGCACGACCAGATTAGAAATTCGCTCAGTCATAGTGGCCGTGACCATTAAGAAGCGGGCGATGTTGCTTTGCGCCATCCACCAGCTTGCTTGCCGACCATATTGGTCAGCTCGATTGCCTTGGCGTACTGAACCGTCGAAATAAGCCGCTTGTCCCGCGAGAGACGCAGCAGCAATTCGCAGACCTGTAGGCGCTCGATAAGGTCGCCTATGTGCGGCGCTTTATCACGCGCGCAGTTGGCGCGGAATATGAGCACCACTATCTCTACGCATTCACCGCTGATCTTGCCGCCGATGGAACTCTTGAAATCCCTCGGCATATTCTTGACCAGTTCAGTGACTACGCCGAGTAGGTCATAGGCGACCTTGTAAATCGGCAGGTTGGTATGGAGTGCCATGCTGATAAAACCAAATAATTAAATTACAAAATAACTAATCTGCGGACGGCACGCGCTCTGTAGTTGTCGTACTTGTGGTTGCTGTTCTGGATGCCGTCGTCGAAGTACTGAACCCAGGCACAGCCAGAGTTAGAGGCGTGCTGTTCACCAGACCAGTACCAACGCGGCTGAAACTGCTCCTTGAGATTGGCGAACAGCAGGGACTGTTCACGCCGCGTCGGAAGCTCACCGCCAGCCTTTGCGGCAAAATCTTTTGCCTGCGCCCAGTTAACGCTCTCTGCTTCACCGGCGAGCAAGATCAGGTGATGGTCTGGCTCGCCATCCTTGCCTAAGATAATCCCGGCGTAGTGCTCTTCTGGCTTGAGTACGGATGCAAGAAATATGGCTTTGGCGGATGCTGTTTCTTTCATGTCATAGCTCCTGAAAATTGATAAATGATTAAATAACTAATCTGCGGACGGCACGCGCTCTGTAGTCGTTGCCCTTGTGGCTGTCGTACTGGTCGCCGTCGCTGAAGACCTGAACCCAGGCATAGACAGAGCCAGAGGCGTGCTGAGTGCTGCTCCAGTAATAGACTGGATCGAATGCCTGCTCCCCACCTTTTTGGAACGCCTCGGCCAGTGTTTGTACCGGGAAGTCTGGCGTGTAAGGCCTAGTCGGCTCAACGGCTGACAGGTTGATTCCAGATCGTGCGTAGCACCAGTTCACTTCTATGGTCGGCTTGAGGTTGCGGTAGATGATCTCTAGCTCATCTTGACTGGGCAGATACCAGTCGTCATGTCCACCGATGCGCAATCCGCGCGCCCATTTGGCAAGCTCACTACAAGCACCGGCCATTGCATCAGTGTTGGCGAGGCCGTCGAAATAGGACTTCGCTCCTTCTACGGTGCTGTATGTGTCGTTCCACGGCGCATCTTCATGCTCTCCATCAGCCTTTGGCGCGACTATCAGCGCAAACACTTGATCCCCGATACGGATGCGGCCGGCATAAAAGCCGCCGTCCATAGTGGTTCCGAGAATTGTTGGGATTTCTCCTATTGACGATTTCATATCTTCCTTTCACGGCCACCAGAAGGTGGCATTTTGTTGTTTGTTAAACGCCAGGCTTCCCGTGGAACAGCGGGATTCCGGTTTCGCCTTTTATGGTGGATGTCAGTGTCTTGGCCGCATCCTCCAGCACCTTGTCAGGCCGGTTAAGCTCGTACCAGAAATCAACCTTTCCACCCTTGAGTTGATACTTGAGGCGCGCTTCAACCATGTAGGCAGAGCCTCCCCAGAACACCGGCACGCCGATTGCGAACCGGCTGAACACCTCCATGCTTTTCACTGTTTCGGCGTTGCTGTCCTCGACGTATTCCATGCGAACTCCGCCGGATTGCAGGCGGATTGCGCTCTTGATCGTGGAGTCCTGCGCGATTTCCAGATTGGTCGCCATGGTGAGCATCGCCGTGCCGGATGGGAAGCCGTCAGCTGTTGCTATGTCTCCCATGTTGTCCTCGATCCAGCAGGCAAATTCAGCCTGGCTAAATCTCTGACGATCTTTGTTTGTCCAGCGTTGCCACTCTACCGACTTGGCCGGCGTCAGCTTTGCGATGTGGTCGCGCCATTGCTGTCCATCCACCTCTTCGCCGTGGTCATTGATGATACTCATGTATGAAACAAAGCTGTCAGAATCTGCCAGCAAAACGGACGCCTTCTTGCGTAGCGGTGATGGCAGTTGGTTTTCGGTGCTTTCCAACTTCCATCCGTCTGGAATTGCTACCATAAGAGCATCAGCATCATCCTTGATTGCGAATGGCTTGCGCGCCTCACGCGCCACGGTTGCTGCAATGTTTTCTGCTTCTTGTTGCTTGATAGGGTCAGCCATGATTATTTAGCTCCTACTTGTTTGAGTTCTGCCGGTGTTTGTGCAGCAACGGCCTTGAGTTCCAGCTTTTGCTGGCGCGGATCCTCCGTCAGAAGATTGCCTTCCGGTGTTGCGAACATCAGCGTTGCGTCTGGAGCTTCCATCGGCTTTC